TACCATTACCATTTACATTACCATTACCATTTACATTACCATTACCATTTACATTTACAGCCGGATTTGCCGCGTTTTGCTGTTTTTGCTCGTCAAAGTCGGCATTTGCCGGATTTGCCGCGTTTTGCTGACGCTTGCCGTTTGTAACTTCTGCGCCTTTACGCCCTGCGGCAGCTCTCTTTTCTCGTTTTTCGTTCCATTTTTTAGAATTTGATTCCACCGCCTCGGACATAAAATCCCACGCCATTTCGAGCTTCTGGTCGTCCTCAAAATTCGGCGGATCGGGGAAATCAAGCAGCGCGTCAAAAATCCTGCCTTTTTGCTCCAGAGACAATTTCCGCAACGGCTTTTTCCATGATTTGTAAATGACTATGCTTTTCTGCTCTTCCTCTTTCAACTGCTTTCACCTCCTTTGCACGCCCGTATAGCCAGATAGCACAGCTTGCGAGATCAGAACGGAAGGTCTTCGGCATCATCGTTGATGGGGTCATACTCAGCAGAAGGGGCCGCTTCCGGAGCGTCAGTGCTGTGCGGCGCGTAGTCTGCAAGGCTTTCGCCGGGGTACATCTGCGCACCCTGCAGATCTGCCGGGTTTGCTGCCGGTTCTGCAGGTTCCGGCGGAGGTCCGGGCTGTGCCATCAGGTCGATCATCTGCTGCAGCCAGCGGAACGTCACCAGCCCGCCGGGCTGAACATCATCCGCGTCCACGTCGTAATAGATCTTGCCGTTATACTCCCGCTCTTTCAGCTTTTGAGCAAAAACTGTGACCTGATCGCCTTTCTGCAGCATGCCGTCCCACTGGTCAATGCCGTGCCAGAGGTTAACACCCACAAAGAAGCTCTGCCATTTTCCGGTTTCATCCTGTGTGCGGCTGGCTTTCAGGTCAAACTTCAGCACCCGCTTCTGCCCGGCATCTCGAAGTACCGGGTCTTTGGCGATCTCACCGTGCAGCATGATGCCGTTCTTGGTCTGGACGATCATGCATCATCACCGCCAAACGGATCATCGGCGTTTTCCTCTGCAGAGGGTGCATCCGGGGCAGGAATCAGGGTGCCTGCCGTCTTGCGGTGACGGTGGGAACCTGCGTAAGGATCCAGCACCGGCAGTTCTTCAGGCGGCACCTCACGAGCGGTGCTTTCGGCATCCACACGCACCTCACTCTCATCGTACAGAGCGCCAAAGGTAGACGGGAACGCTTCACGAAGGGCGTGCACCAGCGCTACCTTGCGGATCATGGTGGCCTTTTTGCCGTTCCAGAGGGATTTGCCGGTGTCATACTCGCTGAGCTTGACTTCCTCATAGCTGGCGCGGGTGCGGTCCTTGCGGTAGACCTTTGCCCAGCCGCCGAGAAGGGTCTCGCCGCCGTCTCCATCATAGACGATAGATCCCTCACGGTTCAGCAGCTGGCCATCTGCGGTCATGACGATCACGCCAGCTTCAAAACCATCGTAGGCCGGGTGGCGCTCGGCCATCTGCATGTAGCAGTTCTTGCCCAGCACAATGGTGCTGGCGGTGTCGTCATTTTTGTTATCGTAGTGGATCAGGTAGGCTTCTTTGGTGAAGGGGTTCAGGTGATACTGCTTGCATGTCTCCAGAAAGATTTTGCATTCAGCGTCGGTGGCCTTGGGGCAGATGAAGTTGCGCACGTCTCCAAAACTCACGGTGAAGTGCTGACCGTCAGCACCGGTGATCTCCACCGGCACGGACGGAGACGCGGCCTGCATGGCAGTGCTGCCTGCACGGTTAGCGTTCTGGACGGAACGGTTTGCCAGAGACTGTGCGTTGGAAACAGACGAAGTAGGCGCGGGTGCGCCGGAACGAGCAAGTGCCATAAGTAACTACCTCCAAAATTATTTGATCGAACCATAGCGGAAACCGCGCTCTGCGGCTCCCTGCTTAAACCATGCGATGTCCTCACGGGTGAACTCCACCCAGAAGCTGTATTTCTTGCGGACCGGAGCCTCCTGCTGTGCAGGCTCTGCGAATTTCTGAAGCATGCTGAAATCCAACCTGCCATCCGACGTGATGGCTGCATTGGCCTGCGCCGTTTGAGCCGCTTCTGTGGCAATCTGGCGTTCTTCATCGGTCGGAGGGATAATGACCGGAGCGGTGGCCTGCACCCGCTCTGCAGCCATTCTCTCGGCTTCTGCGCGGCGCTGTGCGTCCCGGGCATTCTGGCGGCGGCTATGCTCCACAAGGGCGGCGTTCAGGTTCAGTTCACGCAGATACTCCGTGGTGCAGGCTTCGGCATCCTCGCCGCAGGTCTCCCGGATGAGCCGCAGCTCCTCCCGCCGGGTCTCCACGCTCTTGCGCAGCTCCCGGCCGGCCTTTGCCAGATCATAGGTCTTGTTCAGCCACTGGGGCACAAGCAGGCGGTCAAAGGGGATCATCTCCCGCAGCTCGCCGATGCAGTCCGCATAGACAGACCGCAGCGCGTCCTGCTTGTCCTGCCGTTCGGCTTCCTCCACCGCCTTGACCTGCTGGTCAATGGCACCGGAGACAGCCTTGCACTGGCCCTGCATCTGCTTGGCGCTCTGCAAGAACTCTTCCAACGGCTTCATGTAAAAAGCCTTTGCACTGCGGGCGGCATCGCTGAGCTGCTTGTCCAGCTTGTTCACGGCGGCGCGGTCGGCCTTGGCATCCTTGATGGTTTCCGGGGTGTAGACGCGGCCGGTGTAGGCGGCCAGCATCTCGGTCAGATTCTGCTGCACCTCGGCTTCGTTCCACCGGATCGCGGGCAGCTCCGGGTGCTCCACCCGGACGGTCAATTCTTCTTGCATAAATATTCACCTCGCATACACAACGTTCATATCGGCGTCAAACACCCTGTACAGCTGTTCGGGCTTTCTCTTTGCCAGTTCATCGGCAATCACAATTGCATCCGAAGTATCCGGAAATTGCTGCTGCGAAACAAGCGCTGGCGGCTCTTGCTTCACATCGTAAATTCTCAAAAGTGCCACTTGTAAAACCTCCTGTTTTGTGCTATTTTTGTGGTGATGGGCGGCGAGACTCATCACTCTTTGGGCTTGTCCGTGTTGGCGCACGGGCAGGCTCTTCTTTTTTGCGGCGTATCGGCGGCAGACTGTCCACCTCATCACGTCGGATGCACTCTTTCTCAAAAATGTACTTGTGAGCCGGATGCCTGCCGCTGCGACCGTGGCTGCTCGCAGATGCAAAGCTGTTTGCGCTTTTGTAACCCAGCCGCCTTGCACACATCTTAGACGTACCGCTGGCGATCAGGTCTCCGGTCTTGGCACCGTACACGGTGTACCACATGACATGATGAACAGTGTCATACATACGTGATCTCCCCGGACTCCTCTTGCAGCATCTCCCGCACGTTGTCCATTTCTTCGGCGCACATCTCCCAGACGTTTGCCCTCAACGTACTCTTTGGCCGTCATCATGCCCCACGCTCCTGATTCTCCGGATACTCTGGGTTACGGGCGTGGGCGCGGTTGATCTTGCCGTACTTGCGCCGCTTTGCGGCTCTCTCCCTGTCCTCTGCGGCAAAGCCCAGACGAGCCAGCAGAACAGCGGCCAAAATCAGCACCAGCGACACTGCAAACAGTGTGCCAGAGATGTATCCGGTGGTCTGCGCAGTGCCCTCTGCGCCCATAGCTGCGCCCATTCCAACGCCGCCAAAAACGACGGCCAACCAGTAGTAAGTAGTAGATTTGAGTTTCATTTTTTCGGATCCTCCTTTGTGTAAACCTTTTCGAGCTTGTAAAAGTCCTTCACCCACGCCATAAATCCGGCGCGGGAGATCAGCGGAGCGGCGCTCTTGGTGTCAATAGACGGCACCGCCCATGCCGGGAAGCTACCGGCCTGAATCATACCAGTAAAAATCGGCTCGCTCACCGAAATATTGTTATCACGCATGATCTGGCAGCACTCTGCGATTCCCATGCTCGGCTTCATCACTACCGCACCCCTCCTTTTTTTTCTCTCAGCTGCTGCTTCAGCCGGATGTGCTCCAACCGCTCCGGCTGCCTTGCATCCCAGCGCTGTTCAAGCCAGCGCTTGTTATAGTGCTTCTTCTGCGCAGGCATGGTCAGCGCCTCACTTCTTGGAGCTGCCAAAGCTGCCAATGAGCCAGAGCGCGATCCACGCCGCCGTTCCGGCAGCCAAGGTGAACGTCCAGTGCATCAATGCGCAGATGGCCCACACAGCGGCGCATGTAACGCCCCACGAGATGCCCAGAAGGACGGCAAACGCGATGATGACCGCCAGTGCTTCACCCATTGTTCCGCGCCTCCTTTGCGACTCTCTCGGCTGTCTGTGCCGCCGATTCCGTGCACCACTTGCCAGCCGGGGCGGTTTTGCGCGGGTCTTCCTTGGGCTCAACAGCTTCGTCATCTTCCAGCAGCTTCTTCAAATCGGCCAAGAACTGGCTGCACATCTTCGCTTTTATAGCCTCCTCCGGCTGGCCATACGGGCCGCAAAACGGCCCGGACCTGAAAAACGACTTTGAACGAAAGTCCTCTTCCAAGAACTGATACTTGCCAATCAGCTGGCAAACCTTATCGCGCATCGTGGTTTTCATAAAGATCCTCCTTGCATCAATGACACATAACAATGTTGGACGAATGAACCAGATAGGTCACGCCGTCAATCACAACCTGAAGCTGGTCGCCTTCATAGTCGCACCAGCTTTCGATATTGCCCTCGACAATCGTTCCGTCAGGCATTTTCAGCTGCGCCCAGCTGTATTCATAGGTCAGGTCAATAACCTGCTTATTGCATCCGGCCATCAGCAAAGCACTTGCCAATACGGACGCTACACCAACAATAATTTTTTTCATGCTTGCTCCTCCTTTACTCTTCATGCAGTTCCGCGTCATGTTACGCACCCCTTTCAAACGCGGTCTGCTCTGGCTGCTCCTCGACAGCGGGAAGCTCGTTCAGCCTGTCCATACGGACACTGTGTGCCGCAGCCAGCTTCTTGGTGGCGTTGATAAACGCAGACATGAGCTTTTTGTCCTTGCTGTCCGCAATGATATCCAACGCATTGAGCTTGCGGACGTAAGTAGGAGACATGCCCTGCGCAGCGGCGCTCTTTTTGCGATTCTCCAGACGGCGGCGAACGAAGAAGCCATTGCGCTCCATTTCGATGTAAACCTCGTTCCAGGCTTCTTCATAGGCTTTGCCGCCGCCCAGTTTCCGGGCAACTGCCTGAATCGCGTGCCCGCAAGCTGTGCGCCAGTCACCATTGACATCCGTGGTCATTACTTCCTTCATGGTGTCCATGCTCTCGGTCAGCTGTTCAATGGCTTTGTCGTGGCGCTGCTGGGTGGAGTACATCTGCTTCATGCTGTTCAGCAAGCCCTCCACCATTGCCAGCTCCGGCGGCAAGTTCGGGTCTGCCTGCACGATCGAGTAGCTGCCGGTCTTGCGGATGCTGGGGATGATCTCGTCTGCCACCAGCGCCTGAAACTTCTCGGCGGTCTCGTTCTTCGCCTTCATGGCCAGCCGGTAAAAGATGTTTTCGGGGATGTAGTCGGGAAGATGGCCATCGCAACTTGTTGCAATGCCAAAATCCTCAAGATACTTGCGGACTCTTGCCCATCGAACAATCTCATTGCCACTTGTGGCAACGGTCGTAAAACCCAGTCCCCTGGCCACATCTTCAAGCCGAAGATATGCGGTGCCGTCCCGCTCATAGCAGGACACGCCCGAAATCAAAACCGGGGTCAAATTTTCATTTGTCATGTTTTCACTCCTTTTTCAAATAAATAATGACGGTCTTTGCAACGTGGCTGTTCTGGACTTCATCCACTGCAAAGCAGTTGACTTCGCGCTTGCCAAAGCGCTTCCAGAAGTCACCAACAACAAGCCCGCTGTACACCGGGGCTTTGTCGCCATCGTAGATCACAAAGCGGCTCTTGCCCAGAAATGCGTTATAAAATGTATCGATCAACTGGTTAACTGTCATTTTACGCCACCCCGTCCTGCTGGTTCTGGCGGTCGTTCTTGCGCACCGCAGCCATGCCCATGCCCATCCAGAGCAGGGTCTGCTTGTCCCGGGGGTCCAGCGAGTCAAACAGCTCGTTGACCAGGGCGTCCGCAGCGTGGGCCCCGTCAATGGGGATGCTGTACCGCTCTGCAGCCAGATCGGTGCGGTTCTTCTTTGCCTTTGTCATAAAATCAACTCCTTCTGTGGTTGGCACCCACGACCTTGCCCGGCTGGCTGCCGGGTGGTTTCGGCCCTTGCCACAGGGCCATCATCAGGTGGGTCAATAGATTTCCCTCTCAAGCCTTAAACTCCGGGCACACAGTGCCGCGGAAGTGGGTGAGGCGGATCGCGTGCTTCAACTCCTTCTCGCTCATGCAAGCGGTCTGGAGTTGGCTGACGAACTTGATCGCCCACCACAGACCCTGCACGGTCTGGCGGTCAAGCACCGCACGACGCTCGATGTCAGTCTGGGCGGCGTTGTACCGCTTGAGGGTGTTATTGCAATCTGCGGCGAAGTTTGCCGGGATGTTAATAGAAAGTGCGTTCATGTTTTTGTCCTCCTGTTTGCTTTCGCTTGCTAACCTTGTGAGATTAGTATAGCACACACAGTTAGATTTTGCAAGCATTTTTTTGGATTTTTTTCAAAAATAAGTTGACATAGTTAGAATTTTGCACTATAATATGAAGCGTAAGGAGGGCAAGTAAATGAACGAACGAATCGCACTTGTCCGCAAGAGCTTAGGCCTTACGCAAGAAAAGTTTGCAGAGCAAATAGGTCTATCCCGTAACTTTATGTGGATGATCGAAAGCGGTACACGAGTCCCCAGCGACCGAACGATCTCCGACATCTGCCGTGAGTTCAACGTCAACGAGACGTGGCTGCGGACAGGCGAAGGGGAAATGTTCAACCAGATCACCCGATCGGAAAAAATTGCCGCCTTTCTCGGTGACATCACCGAAAATGATGGCGACGATTTCAAACGCCGGTTTGTGGAGATGCTGGCAGAGCTAGAGCCCGAGGACTGGAAGCTTTTGGAGCGGATGGCTGAAAAGCTGCAAAAAAAAGAGGGAAACCCGTAAGGGTTCCCCTTCTTTTGCTACCTTGATTTATTTTATCAGCCTGCTGGCGTACACCCAGATCAGGCGCAGCTTGCGCGGATCTGCCTTCTCTAGCAGTTTGGTGATTGCGTCAATGTAGCCTTGTCGGTCTGTAGTGTTCATTCTGATGCCTCCTATGTGATGTAAAATTTAATATGTGTGAGGTGGTTCCCGTGATATGGAATGTTGGATTTCGGAAAAATATCACGCGGGTTATCAATGCGGTATTTAAGAAAAAGGACGCTGCAGAAGAATCGCAGCCATTGAAGGTAGAACGACCAAACAGTATTTGGTGCGAAAATCCTCAACCAGTTGTTTTAATTGACCCTGATACAGGGGAGGAATTTGTTGATTTCCCGGAGCACTCGATTCCTAACAGGATTCGCCAAATTTTAGATTCTTTTTTGATAATAGAAAGAACCTCTGACGTTGACACTTTGTTTTCTAGGTATGACTTTATACTTCAAAGCCTTGAGGAGCTAATCAAATATGAAAAAATAGGTTTCGGATTTGATTTTAGTCCCAAAGAACTTTATGACATGATGAAACTTTCTCTGTCGGATTTGTTTGAAGTAGTTGTTGAAAATTCATATATCAAGGAACTAGAAAAGCTACTGTCTCTAAAAACTCAAAAGGGAAAACAATCTTCAATTGAGAAGTGGAGAGATTCTTTTTCATCTGACCGCATTACATATTCTATGATGGGGTATGTAACAATTCGATTTGATAAAATGCAAAAGTTGATTGGATGTAAAGAGGTGTAATCATGGCATATACATGTCCTGTCTGCGGCGGCAAGCTGGGTCTTCTGAACCGTGAGAAAAGCGCGGACGGCTTGATTTGCGCCAGCTGCAGCAACTTTCTCTTTTCAAAATTGGGCATCCGGGCTGCAAAGCAACCGACAGATGTTCTTGCGGCTTACTGGGCTACACTAGAACAGCGTCGGAAGGTGTTCAAAGAAACCGATTCCATCTATGATGGTGACGCGCTCTTTGTGTCGATTGACAACCCCAACCGGCTGTTTTGCATTGGACACCGCAGTGGTGATAAAGGCCCTCGCATGATCTACAGCTTTGATGAAGTCGCCGGTTATGAATCTGACGCGCCTGACGATCTGACGGTGACAGAGACAAAGGGTGGTATTGGCCGGGCCATGATCGGTGCAGCCGTTGCTGGTCCTGTGGGTGCGATCGTGGGCGCTGCTACCGCCAAAACAGAGACCCGCAAAGGCAGCCGCAGCAAAGAAAACGTGTCCATCCGTTTTACGCTCCCTCTTGGAGAAACCAGTCTGCCGACAACGGTTTATCCCGGCGGAATGACTGCGTTTCTCAAGAGTTGCAAAGG